CTGTAAAGGTTGGTACTATTGGCTCTAATGTAGCGGTGGCTGAAATTAGGTCTTACTCAATCGAAGAATCTGCTGATACTTTAGAAGATACTTCAATGGGTGATTCTGCTAGAACTTATAAATCATCATTGACTTCTTTCTCAGGAAGTTTAGATGTATTTTGGGATGCTGGTGACACTACTGGTCAAGGTGCTTTAACTATTGGTACAGAAGTAGTATTAACTTTCTATCCTGAAGGTGCTGATACTGATGATTATTACTATACTGGTTCAGCTATCATTACTGGTGTTTCAAGAAGTGCATCATTTGATGGATTGGTTGAAGCTAGTATTTCAGTACAAGGTACTGGTGCATTAACAGAAGACCAAGTATAAAATCATGTCAGTAATAGATAACGCAAAAAAGCATTTTGCAGAGCAGGATGTCAAAGTAATCGAAGTGCCTGAATGGGGTGAAGATGATAAACCTCTAAGAATATTCAGTAAGCCATTGACGTTAGCTGAAACTTCTAAACTTTATAAAATGAGTAAAGAAGATGATTTAACGATGATGGCTTATGTTCTTATATACAAAGCATTGGATGAAAATGGAGACAAGTTATTTGATTTAGGTGATAAAAATGCCTTATTAAATAGCGTTGATAGAGAGATATTAGTAAGCGTTGCTACAAAAATCATGGGTCAAGAACCCATTGAGGAAACGAAAAAAAACTAATAAAGGATACTAATTTATATGTGCAATATGCACTAGCTGAAAAACTTGGAAAGACCTTAGAGGAACTCCAACAAATTAGTGTCCAAGAATATCAAGGATGGATAGCTTACTTAGAGTTAGCTGAAGAGAAAAGACAACATGGCAAATAAAAAAGTAAAGTTTGAATTAACCGCAGTTGATAAAACCAAAGCAGCATTTGATAAGGTCACTAAAGGTCTTAAAGGCGTTGGTTCTGTAGCTGTTGGTGCATCTAAGGGTGTTGCTGGTATAGGATTAGCTGCAACAGCTTCAGCAACAGCATTAGCTGTATTAGTTGATAAATCATTTCAAGCTGTAGATGCTATTGGTAAAACATCAACTCAAACAGGTATAGCTACAGATACATTACAAGCATTTCATTTAGCTGCTAGAGAATCAGGTACTACTATAGAAGGTGCTAATACAGCCTTAATTAAATTTGCAAGAAGTGTTGGTGATGCACAAAGGGGTGTAAAAACACAATCAGATATATTTAAAGATTTAGGCGTTGAGTTAAGAAATGCCGATGGTTCTATGAAATCATTTGATGACATATTACAAGCCACAGCAAAAGGCGTAACACAACTTGGAGACCAAACAGCAAGAGCAACAGCTTTAGCCAACTTATTTGGTAGGCAAGGTGTTGTATTAACTGGTGCTATTAATGATTTATCTGAAAGTGGTCTAAAGAACTTTATTACAAGAGCTAAAGAATTAGGTATTGTTTTAAGTGAAAAAGTAATAAGAAGAACAGAAGAATTTAATGATGCTGTAGGTGTTATTAAGATGCAACTAGGTTCTTTTGTTAATAATATAACCACATCATTCTTACCAGTATTTGAGGAAATGCAGAAATTTATAGCCGAAAAGATACAAAAAATTGTAGATGAAGCTGGTGGTATGGATAAGCTAGGTGCAAAAATTGCTAAAGCCATTATTGAATTTGTTGCTGTTGGTATAGAAAAGTTTGGAACATTTAGAGACGAAGTAGCTTCTTTTGTTAATGATGTAAAAATAAAATTAATTGAAGTAGAAAATTCATTTTTAAGTCTTGTTAGAAATGTTTTAAGAAAGCTACCTGCAAGACTGGGTGATTTTACAAAAGAAATGGAAGACATGGGGTATACCATCATCTTTAATAATAAAGCCATTAAAGATTTGGAAGGTAGCACTACTAGTTATGGAAAAAAAGCAAAATTAACAGCAGATGGTGTAAGAAAATACAAAGATGATGTAGATGAATTAATTGGCTCTCAAGATGATGCTACAGAGTCTAGCAATGGACTTGCATTAGCAACAGATAATATTGGTAAAAGTTTAACAAACATACAAAGTCCAATAGATATGTTTAAGCAACAATTAAAAGACACAGAAAAATCACTAGACACTATTGCAGTTAATTCTATGAAGAAATTTGAAGATTCTATTGTTGAAGGTCTTAAAACTGGAAAGTTAGCATTTAAAGATTTTGCAACTTATGTGGTAGAGCAACTAATAAGAGTAGCTATACAACAGATAGTGGTAGCAAAATTGTTAGACCCATTTAGAACATTTATAGATGATGTCTTTAATATTGGCGATACTGTAAAAGGAAACTCTAAAACCTTACAAGCACCACAGGATATATTGGAAGGATTAATGCCTAAAATAACACTTGATGGTGGTGGTTATACAGGAATGGGTGCAAGAGCAGGTGGCGTAGATGGTAAAGGCGGATTTCCAGCAATACTACATCCAAATGAAACTGTTATAGACCACACAAAAGGTCAAACAGTCGGTGGTGCTACAGTAAACTTCAACATATCAACAGTTGATGCTGCTGGATTTGACCAGTTACTAACATCAAGAAAAGGACTTATAACATCAATTATTAACAATGCCATGAATACGCAAGGCAAAATGGGGGTCGTATAATGTCAGGACAATTTCCAACAGACCCAAACTTTAAGTCGTTAGTATTCACAGATAATAGACCTATATTATTAAATCAAACATTATCAGGCAAGAAATCAGCAAGACAAATAGGTGCACAATACTTTTCCTTTACAGTACAGATGCCACCAGTTGACCAGTTAAAAGCACAGGAAATATTTGCATTTCTATCTAAACAAAAGGGTGGTTATGAAAACTTTACTATTGCAGCACCACTAAACAACAAAGGTACTAGTCATAGTGAAACTGATATTCTTGTTAATGGTGCAACATCAGCAGGTGCAAGTGCTGTACCTATGGATGGTTTTTCACATACTAATCATGCATTAAGAGCAGGTGACTTAATTAAGTTTGCAGGTCATTCAAAGGTTTATATGGTGCAAGATGAAGTAACTGCATCAGGTGGTAGTGCTACAGTAAACATACAGCCTAATCTAGTTGCTGATGTCGCTGATAATGAAGCTGTAACCACCAACAAACCTCTTTTTAATGTTTATCTTGCAAATGATGAAATTAGATATACCACTGATACAAGTGGTTTTTACAACATTTCTTTTGATGTGAGAGAGGTTATTGAGTAATGCCAAGAAGCCTTTCAGCAGGTTTACAAACTCAAGTTTCTGCTCAACAAACTAAAACAGCCTTTCTTGTAGAACTAAATCTATCTACTGTTATAAGACTAACTGACTTTTATAGAGACGTTACTTATAATTCAAATTCTTATGAAGCTGGTGGTTCTTTTCTAGCGGTTGATACAACAACTGAAACAGGGCAACTACAAGTTAGTGATATAAATCTTGGTTTTTCAAATGTAACCAATCAAGTAAGACAACTTGTAAGAGATGGTGCTTTTACTGACAAAGTTGTAAATGTTTATATAGCTTATTTTGATGAAAATGAATCATTAGTTGGTGCAATTAATTACTTTACAGGTCAAATTAAAAACGTAAATATATCTGAAACATTAGAAGATTCTTTATTAAGCATGACTGTAGCTTCACATTGGGCTAACTGGAATTTAACAAAAGGTAGACATTATTCAGATGAATCACAACAATCAGTTTACTCAGGTGATAGAGGTTTAGAATATGCTACACAAACTAAATCAGATGTAAGGTGGGGTAGCTAATGATAGGTAATTTTTTTAGAGCTGTTGGCAAGTTTGTATGGAATAAAATACAGCAAATAGGTTGGGCTGGTGGTTTTAATTTAAAAAATGTTTTTTTTGCATATACTGTTGGGGTAGGGGTTAAAGGATTTTTACAAGCAAAAGAAATGTTGGCTAAAGGTCAAGATATCTTAGCTAACAAAACTGCTGCAGGTGGCAAGATACCAGTCATATATGGAACAAGAAGAGTAGGTGCACAAATTGTTTATATGGATACAGCACAAAATAGGTCAAAAGATTTGTTTGTTGTCTATGCATTGGCTGTTGGTGAATGTGAAGAGATACTTGGTAGAACTATTGAAATAGATGGTA